CGCGTTGAACCACTCGTTGCGGTGAACATGCAGCGACCGGGGCATGACGCTGATCAGGTTCCCCCGATCATCCGTCGCGCCCATGATCTGGATGCACATGTCCTCGAGTGCCACCTCGCTCAGGTCTGCCGCCGGCGTCAGGGCATTCGAGAACGTCCCACCGCTCGCGTTGACGTGAGATGCCGAGCACAGCGCAACGCCGTCCCACGTAGTGAAGTACGTCGTGACGAAGGCGTTGTTGTACAGGAACGCGGCGACGTTCTCGACCGTCTGACGCATCGAGAAGGCATTGCCCGCGGCCCGGCGTTCCGCAACCTGCTTGTAGAGGTTGTCCTTGATCTCCTCGTGAGAGACGATGTAGCCAAGTGCGTAGGCAATGTGGGTGTAGGTGGTGATGCCACCCTGCATTTCGTCGTCGAACGCGATGCCCTGCGTCTCCGGCTTAACCGGCGCGAGGCCGAACCGGGTCAGCATGACATCTTGCTCGTAGGCCTGCATCGAGTCCTTGACGTCGTACAGGTCGGTATACTCCTCCGCGTGCTCCGCATAGGTCTGCCCCCAGACGGCGTGGACGCCGGGCCAAAGCAGCTTCGGGTGAGTGCCGGTGTTGATGATGCCCATGTGTTACTCCTTAGACGCCAGCCGTACCGGCACTGAACGAGTGGTTGACGATCCGAACGACCCACTTGGCGTAGGTGCCAACAGCGTTGTCCGGGCGTTGGGAGAGGCGGAGAAGCTGCAGCTGCAGCGTCGCCGTCGTCGCGACAGACGAGCTGTCGGCCATCCACCCAGAGACGTAGCCGTTGTTCGTGCCACTCACCAGGTTGATGTTGATGCCGAGGCTCGACACGGCGAGGTCGCCGCCGACGGAGTCCTCTTGGATTTCGAACTCGATATCGGGATCATCTGCGACGAGAACGAAGTAATTCTTCGTCTTCGTTGCGGGGATGACGGTCGAGTCAAGGCTGGCGGGATCGACGAGAGATCCACCATACTTGAGCCCACCTGTCGAGATGATCGACCCCAGAACCTGGTTGCCGGTTCCGGCGGTCGCGAGGGTAACGACAGGGATACCCCCCGTCGAGCCAGCCCCGGACAGAACGACCGGGTCTCCGATTGCGTAGGCGTTGGTATCGCCGCTCGCAATCTGATACATCGTCGCCCGGCCCGCGTAGCCGCTACCATTGCGGTAGCCGACGGGGCGGAGGCCGAACGGGCTATTGATGTTTGCCATTTGTCAAACCTTTCGAGTCTTGGGAAAGAAAAGATCTTGGCCTGCCTTGAGGTACCTCTTCCCACGGTCGCTCGCACCCTCGGGGGTGCTGACGCCGCCTGGGCCAGGGGCATTGCCCCCACGCAGAGCCGCCGCGATTCGCTCATTCATCTCTTCGAGTTTCTTCATGTCTGCGTTCCGCCACTCCTGGGGTAGCTTCATCAGGTAGAGGCGTTGGGGTTCCGTCGTCCCTTGAACGAGTCCGCCGGCAAACCGGCTCACCCGGCTCCCCATATCCGTACTGCCGCTCGAGGCGGCGTCATCCGCAACCCCCGAGTTCATCACATCCACCTCGTCGTCCTCGACGAAGGAGTACCCTGCCTGAATGGCGCGGTGGACGTTCTGACTCAGGAACCAGTGGAGGTGAAACCCTGGAATCTCGGGTACCGCAAGCCGCTGCCGCGGCACGGACATGGGGATACGAGTGGCCTCCGTCACCGCCTTAGGTGCCGGGTTTGCCGGGTTAGCGCTAGGTGTAGTCATCTCTTACTCCGTCATGAAGTACTGCTCAGCGAAGTGGGCTTGGAAGGCCTCCTTCGTCTTGAACAGCTTGTTGGGTCCGACGAAGCGAGCGGCCTCCTTCTCTGCATGGGCCTTCGCTTCAGGGGGTAAACTCTTGAAACTCTTCTCTCCGCCAGCCGCGGGTGAGCTCTGCCCGCTCGGCCTTCCACCCTCCGTCTTATCTACGGGGGCGGGACGTTGACTCTCCATCTGCTCGTCGATGTACTTGAAGAACGCCTCGCCTTTCAGTCCCCTCGCCGCCGCTTCCCGCCCGAATTGCATGGCGAGGGCGGTCTGGCGTTGGTCCTCCAGACTCTTCCCGTCGAACCAAGCGTTGCGGCTCTTCCACGCAGCATACTCGGGCGGGTCGGTCGGAGGTGGGGCCGGCGGGGCCGTCGGCTTAGCCTCAAGCGCTTTCTTTTGCTCCTTGTTCTCGTCAAGCTGCTCTCGCAGCGTGTCTTCCTTCGCCACGTCTCCATCCTCCCGGGCTGCCTTGAGCTCCGCGAGGATCTCCGCCCGTTGTCGAACGAGTTTGTCTCGAAGGATCTCCTTCTGCGTCTCGAGAAACTCCCCCATATTGGCGGTGATCCCGGCGAGTTGCTTCTTCAGCTCTTCATTCGAGCGGGCAAGGATCTCGGCCTTCTCCTCGAGCCGGCGGTTGTTCGCCCGCAGAAGGGGCATAACCTCCTCACCCTTCTTGACGAATGTCTCCGCATCGACCCAGTGAGCAGGATCCCCCCGGAACTTCTCGATCGGCACCCACCCCATCTGAGTGGCGCGGTCTTCAACAGTAGCTTCACTCATCACCCTTCTCCACGATAGCTGCAAAGATGTCTCGGTCGTTCACAAAGCGGTACGGCTCCCCACTTATAGGGTCGGTCGCAACGTACCCGGCGAACTTGGCGATCAGCACGGTATCTCCGGGCTTCGCTCGAGGCGGCTCATCGGGCCAGCACGCCGGCCCCACCGCGACGACGACAGCGCGGGTCTCCACCGCCATCATATTCGCCCTCACCGAGTCGGGAATCGCGATCACGCTGCTCTTGATCGCTTCATCCTCCTTCACGAGAACTGCCCGTCCCAGGGGACGCAAACCAGTCGGATTTCTCATCTCTCATTCCTCTCCGTCAAACAGGTCCTCTTCATCAAAGCTGTGCAGCTGGGCCAGGACCTGACATTCCCTCATCGCTGCCGCCATCATCACCGAGTCCTTGAACTCCGAGTCCTGGGCCAAGTTCCCCTGCGCCCATGCCTCCATCAGGGAATGGCGTCTCGACAGGAGGTACTTCCGGTACGCTTGTGTCACCGGATGGCTTCTCCATTCCGCCACCATCTCCTTCAGTTTCTCCGCTTCCATCACTCATCCCTTTCATGACTACTGCCAGGCGGTCGGTCACCGCCTTATTGTGGTCCTTGAGGGCCGTCAAGGCTACCTCGAGGGCCGCGAGTTGGTGAGCCGCTTTGGCCCCACCAGCTTCTGCCACAAGCTTCGCAGCCTGCGCTTGAAGTTGCATGATCTTCGCGTTGTTGAGTCGCTGCTCTTCCATGAGGGACAGCACGAACTGCTGCTGTTGGGCCTGAAGCTTGAGCTGCTCCCTCTGCGTCTTGATCTGCTCGAGGGCCATCTTCGGATCAGGCGGCGGCGGGAACTTCTGCGGGCCGGGGTAGATCGCCTCAACCGAGTCGACCTTGAGCGAACGGAGGAAGTACTTCTCTACCGCCTGCGGATCATACCCCGGGGTAGCCATTGCCGCCTGTTTGAGGGTAATCGCTTGCTGGAGCTTCGCCGCGTCACTCACCATGTTCGGGTCGGCCATCGGGACGAGGGCGGACGGATCGCCGAGGAACAGCTCCCGCCCAACCATCGCTTCTCCGAAGGGAACAGAGAGGGGCATATGCCTCGCGTTGAGGATGAAGAGCTTCTGGAACTCCGCCCGCATCGCCCGCCAGAGGCGCTTGAACGTAGCATTGTAGATCTTCATTCCCTGCTCGAGCATCGCCTGCATGTTCCTCACGGCGGTGTTCTGACCTGGGTTCTCCCCTGCCATCACGTCGGTCGACCCACTGATCCGCTGGGTGTAGTTGATCAGGAGGGACAAGAGGTTGAACAGCACCGCGGAGGGCTCACGGACGGGGAGAGGGAAGATCCCCTTGCGGAGGTCATCTCCCGTCGAGTCAACATGGTTCCACCCGAAAGGCTGGAATGTCATCGCCCCGCCACGCACCTTGACGCCACGAGACAAGAACCCCCCCGCTGCCGTCGCCATCGTCCCCGCGTCGATCAGCTGGTTAACAATCGTATCGACCGACTCGTTGAGGGGACCGAGGAGAGCCCCAAAGCCAAGGCCATAGATCCCCCCATCCGGCGATGGGATCAGCTCATACTTCGTATAGTACTCCGACGCACGGATGCGGAGGATGCGGCCACTCGCAAGCCTCTCCACGTCGTCTCCGTGCTCCCACCTCGCGACGATCCTAACTACCGCCTTGCTCGAGTTCTCGATCGTCACGATGTAGGGCTCGGCGTAGCCA